TATACCAAAAGATTGTAATATAAATCCTAGAGGAGTCAATGCAAAATACATAGAAGACTTCCAAAACAAGTTAAACAATCTACAAAAAAAGATTCTTAACAATGAAGTTCACTATGTTGTATTTGCACACGGAGCAGATAGCCACGAAGATGATGACTTAGGAGGTAGTCTTGATACTAAGCATTGGTTAATGGCCGCAGAGGTATTTGCTAATTGGGTAAATGATACATCATCAAAATTAGGAAAACCTTTACCGGTAGTCTTATGTCTATTTGGAGGATACAGAAATAATAACTATGACTTTGTACTTGATTTACATTTAAAATCTTTATTGAAGTGTAGAGAAATAATTAGAAACAATTAACTATGAGCACTTTTACAATTGACTTTGCAGAACTATGCTTTTTAGCAGAAGCTTGTATGCCGCCTAGGACTATAGTAGAGACTATGTTTTGGCAAAATCTTACAAGGAAGTATTACAATGTAATGACTACTGAAGAAAGAGATAAATTATTTGAATATATGTGGAGAAATGATGCATATAGAGAAGTACTTGAAACAGAACAAGATATTAAAGTATTTCACGCAAGATTCAATCCTCATAATCAATACCAAGTAGATACAAATTGTGATGGTGAGCACAACTCTCATCACACTTTTCTACTGGATGGTAAATACTATACCAATATTGGTGCTAGTATCAATGAAAATTACATAATTAAAATAACAAAACTATGACAACAATTTTTTATTCAATGACTCTTATATTCTTAGGTTATGAATTATGGTCAATCACTCATGCTAAAGCATTTGGTGAACTAACTTATGGTCTAAGACAATATAGAGAAGATAAAGCAATAACACCAGAGCTTATGAATGGTTGTGTAATAGCTTTTATCAGTGGTCTTTATATGTTGTGGGCAGTTGCCGGATTATTTTCAAGTAATGGTAAACTATTTTTATTATTAATATTAATAGGTGGTTTTAGTAATGGTTTGAGGACAATGTTTCCAAGACAATCAACTATTATCATTGCTATAGATGCCTTTATATGTTTAGTAATACTATGTGTAATTTTTATTAATCACTTTATACAATGAACGAGTTTATATGTAGTGTGTGTGGTACCAAGTATCGCTCACCAGAATTAACACCTCCTCCAGGAATAAAGTGGAGTGATGGTCATGTATGTACACCTAAACCTGTAAACAATGGAAAATGAGTTTAACCAAGAAGAATGGTCAGCAAAGATTAGAAAAGCTTCTGTTGAAATAGATGGACAAAATCCAGAAAAGTTTCATCCTGCTTTTAATCATGCAGGAACAGGAGAAATCATGCTACCTGGAGAAGGTTTTATAGTTTACAGAGTACCAATGGATATGTGGTATGATTACCATGATGCTAAGTATAACACTAAAATGGACAGAACATGAATAAAGAATTTGTAACATATGAACAAGCCTTAGCTCTTAAAGAATTAGGATTTGATGAACCTTGTTTTTTAGGTTATAAAATGGAAGATTTCTTTGAGCTATTTACTAAAGGTTTAGTATATAATTCTATATATGAAACATTTAATGAAACAACAAATCTTTCTTGTACAGCACCACTCAAACAACAAGCATTTAGATGGTTTAGAGAGAAGCATAATTTACTCTTTTATATTTATCAACAATCTAATGATACCTACAGAGGAGTTGCTCAGATAGATAATAAAAGTCAGCTAAATCATGTATCTGAAGACTTTAAAACTTATGAAGAAGCAGAACAAGCCTGTCTAGATAAATTAATAGAAATCTGTAAAACTAAGTAACATGCACATATTTAATTTTGCACTATACACATTAATACTAAGTCATAATCCATGTGATATATTCAAGTATTATCAAGTATCAGAGATGCACGGTCTTAACCTTGCAGATTGTGAAAAGCACACCAACAATACCGAACAAGCTTACATAGCTGGTTGGTGTAATCTATCTCCTAAAGATAATAAACCATTTGTGTTTATCAACCTAAGTAGATGTACAGATGATGTAGTAACCACAGCAACTGTGTTCCATGAAATGATGCACTTAGCAGGTATTGAGTATGAAGGTTGCTGGGATTCTGATGAAGAGAATATGATAACCTTTGCAGAGAATGAAACTTATAAAGTAGTAGAACTAATCAAACAGAAAAAGTAACATGAAACTAATAACAGATAATGCTTTTGACAAAGCTTGGAAGAAGTCATGTCCTACTTGTGAACCGCAACAAGTTAATAGAATACTCTGGTTTAGAGAACAGTGTTATACTTGTGAAACACTACCCAATACTAAAGAAGATTTCTATAAGTATGGTGAGTCACTAGGTATAAAGATTAATGATTTACAAAGATTAAAAATGTTAGCAACTAAAAACAATTAATTATGAATATAACACATGAAACTTTATTAGAAAATGGCTGGACACATGAACCAGAAAATGGGAGATATGTAAACAATACTGATCCCTACTTTGTATTATTTTTAAGTGCAAATTATGGTGTTAATAATAACTATTTGGTAAAACTTATAAAAACAGAACCTCATGTTGCTTTTGATACTATAGATGTTAATATAAACTGCATCACAATTGCTGATCTAAGAGCACTAAAATATTTATTTAATAAAGCTGGTGCTTTAAGTAAAGTTAAACAAGTATTATTAAACTACTAAACTTATAGTAGACAGAATAACTAAAAACAATTGACTATGAAAACTAAAGAAGAAATATTAGACCAAGTAAATTTTTTCATAACTCCAGAAAAGAAACAACAAATATTGGTTGCTATGGAGGAGTATGCTACTCAATGCCAAGAAGATATGGCTGATAAGAAATACACAGAAGAAGATATAAAGAAAGCTTTTGATAGTGGTTATGATATAAGAAGTTCTTATGGAGACAGAGATGATAACATGACTGCTGAACAATATATTAACTCACTAAACAAACAAGACTAATATGAAAACAAAATTATTAATAGCAACAGGTAATGGATGGCACACTGAAGATGGATTTGAAATAGATCTACCTTTTGTGCCACAGATAGGTATGCAAATAAGACTCAATGAAAAAAATATGGCAGAGTGGGAAAAGATGTTATATGAATCTAATAACTTTAATATGTATGCTGAAGATTATGGATTTGGTAGTAATGTAGAAGATGTATGGAAATTAACAGCAGGACAATGTAGAAAAATATTTACTAATGGTCGCAATACAAAAAGAATACCTTATTTTAGTATAGAGGATGTTTTTCTTGTTGATGCTGTATATTTTAAACAAGGAGAAAAGAATAAAGATTCTGATGTATTATATGTAGTAATGTCTAATAGTCTTTAATAAACATGGTAGAAACAAAATATTATTGGATGTCTTTTCAAATGGGTGATTTAATAATGGAAGATGTGGTTACAGAGCATCCCTTTATAGTAATAACTAAGCATAGAAAAAGACCTTCTGTTAGAGCTTTACTTAATTGGAAAGAGATTAGTAAAGAAGAGTATGATTTATTTAAAGATATACTCTATAACATAACCAAATATGTAGAATGAACATGATCTTAAAGCTGAGTATATAAGACAGTGGACTGAACTACATGATGAGATAATACCTTGGAATAAAATAAGATACATATTTTAAAACTAAAACAATGAAAATCAATTTAAAAAATCACTCAAAAGATTTGTTGCAGCTTTTAAAGCTGAAGAAGGATTTGATTAGCAATCCTGAGTTAAAAAAATATAGTAAACTAATAGGAAAAGTTATACAACTACATGAAGAAATAGAAGTTGATACAGAATTATCTGGTGAGTGTATACTAGAACTAGATAAACCTAGACAAGAAGCTATAGAAGAAAGAAATCACATGTTAAGTTTTATAAAAGAAGAAGATGACTAAAGAAATAAGAAACAATGCTATTGCTGTTTACATGAGTGATACAAGAAAGAATCTTAAATATGATAAATCTTGGGACTGGTTAATACCAGTGTGGTCAAAGATAAGAATGGAGATGTCTATAGCAACTGTTGTAAATGCTGTAAGCTGTATTGATATAAATGATATAGATAAGTTCTTTGAGATTGTATCAAACACAGCTATAATCTGGTGTAATCAGAACAAAATAAAACTACAATGAGTAATAAACACAACATATTCCATGGTCAATTTATACCAACTGAAGGTGGCAGCCTTGTGCCTGCTACAAAAGCTACGGCAATTAGGTTTGATGAGTTTAAAAAATCTTTGGACTATAATCAAAAGGTAGAGGTATTTATGGAAGCTGATGTAGATAATGCTACGGTTCCTCAAATAGCTAAGATCCATGTATGCATTAGAGAACTATCTATGTATACAGGTGAAAGCTTTGAGGATACAAAGCTTCATATAAAGAAACATGCTGGTTTGTGTGTAGAAAAGAGTTTAGATGGTAGCAATTTTCTAATCTGTAAATCTTTTGCAGATTGTAGTAAAGATGAATTAGCGTTAGCAATAGAAGCTATTATACAAATAGGTGATGAGTGTGGAATCAACTTTCGATAACATTAGCTTTTTCTTTTAATGTTCTAAGAGCTTCTTCAGTTAAATCTTTTGGATCAATCTCAAACTCTTTATCAACATAAAGATTTTGCTTTTTAGCTTGAGATTCTATCTCAAAGATAAGAGCATGAACAGTTTGCATATTGTATTCAAACTCATTAGCAGCGGGCTCAGAAGTTTGCATCTTTCTATATGCTTCTTCTACTTCCTCTTTGCTTTTGTTAACAATAAGACTAAAAGCTAAACTTTGAACACGAGCTACAAATTTACCAGGTATCTCAAGTTTTACAATCTTATCATTCTCTAGTATGGGCATCTTTATTTTCATGCTCAAATATAAAAAATTTATTATAAACATAAAAAGTTTAATATGAAAACTTTAAATAATGTAGATTTAAAAGAAGTACAAATGAAGCTTTATGAGAGGCTTAAGCCATCAGGATGGGGACAACAGCTCAAAGGTTTCTTACTAAGTGATGATTTTTATTCTTTACTTAATAAGTTATTAGACCAGGCAAATGATCAGAAAAGATTTACTCCTACTATGAAGCAAGTCTTTAGAGCTTTTGAAGAGTGTCCATATGATAAACTAAAAGTTATTATAGTAACCCAAGATCCATATCCCTACGCCGGGGTAGCAGATGGTATAGCATTTTCTTGTAGTAATACAGGTAAGATAGCCGCATCTTTAAAATATATCTTCAAGGATATAGAAACCAATGTCTACTTAGATGGCTATGAGTGGAATCCAGATCTAGCTAGATGGTCTAATCAAGGTGTGCTTATGTTAAATACTGCTCTTACTACTACGATAAATAAAGTAGGAGAGCACTATGATATATGGGCTCCATTTATACAGTACTTGTTTGATATAATTACTACAAAGAATCCTGGATTAGTATATGCTTTTATGGGTAAGAAAGCTCAGGAGTGGATGAAACAGATACCTGAAAATAATATTTTGTTAAGTTGTAGTCACCCTGCTTCAGCAGCTCACTCAGAAAAAGAGTTCTGGGATAGTGGTGATATCTTTAACAGAATTAATGACGCAACACACAAACAATTTAATACTCAGATTGTTTGGTAGTTATCTCATAATAGATAAAAACAAAAGACCTCCTAGTAATACGGTTGTTGATCCCCAACCTATTGTTAGGAATGTTCTCTGTGTTGTTAAAGATTCCACATCATTGGTTAATGATTCAATAGTAGATTCCTTTTCTTTTATAATATGGTCTTTTAAAAAGTGTTGATTATTTAAGTGATAGATCTCGTCTTGTTTCTCTTTTATTAACTCTTCTCTATTCTTGATTTTAAAGTATGCAACATTTAAAAGAGTATCACAAGCTTCACAATCTGTTAAGATTGCTGCAAGCTTTTGAAGTTCAGCAAGATTATAACACTTACTTGTATCGGATTTCTCTTTTGATTGCTGCGCGGATAATTGAGTCAAGCTCATCAGGAGTAGCAGCAGTAAGAATAAATTTGATTTTTTCACGAGTTTTATATTTAATTTGAGGTTCAAGTCTACATACACTGTCATATGCTAACTCTAATTGTTCTTGTCTTATATGGCTAGAGTCAATTCTTTTTTGTAAATATGCAATTGAATCTCTTAAAGCTTTTTCTCTGCCGGTATCAACAGGATTAGTTTTAATTTTAAAAGACAAATAGATTATAACACCTATTAAAGAAGCAATGATAACAATGTTAATATACTTTTTCATTTAGCTAATGTACAAAATTAATAATAAACAAATCAAAAACAAATGGATCTTTTAGACGAAAAAGAAAAAGAGATAATGGATAAAGAAATAGAAGATTTTCAAAATCAATTCTATAAAACACATGGTATACATCTACTAGTTTCTTATAGAGTAAAGAGTATGAAATCTTTGAATGTAACAATCTCGGAATTGGATACTTTGATAAAAGAAGATGCAAAAGAATTTTATCCAGAGTTAATAGCTATCCATCCAAATTTTACAAGAGAAAGGACTAGAAATGGTATGCTTGTTACATATAGACAAATGCTCCATTATCTTGCTAGAGAAGCAGGATACACGTTATCTTACATTGGTAAATATTCAGGGCTTCATCATGCAAGTATTATTCATGGTTGCAAAACTGTAGAAGATTATTTGATTATCAAAGACAAAAAAGTAGTTGAAATATTTAATAGAATAAAAAATGAAATCAAAAACAGATATGGCTATGATGGATATGTTCAACATGATTTTAGAAAAAGAGCTGAATCCTAATCAGTTCTTTGTTCTATATTGTATTCAACATTCTATATCACCTAACAATGTAAATCTTCATCAAGAACTAAGACATCTACAAAACACTGAGTTTCTTGATCAAGAAAATAAGTTGTCACCCAAAGCTATAAGTACTATAGCCAAGGTAGAAAGCTTCTTCAAAATACATAAGAAGAAAACTAACAATCAGCTACTAGGAAATGAGTATCTTAAAAAGATACAAGAATATAATGAAGTATTTCCTAAGAAGAAAGCTGGTAGTGGTAAGTATATGAGGAGTAGTCCTAAGAATCTAGAAGCAAACTTTAGATGGTTCTTTGAAAACTTTTCATATAGTTGGGAAACTATATTAAAAGCTACTGAACTATATGTTCAAAAGCAAAGCGATGAAAATTATAAATATACTAGAACCTCTATGTATTTTATAAGGAAACAAGACTCTAGTAAGGTGGCTAGTTCAGATCTAGCTGATTACTGTGAGATAATAGAGTCTGGTGAAACACTTGATAACAAAATAATATTTAAAGAAAAAGTAGTATGACGGAATATAAAACAGTAAACTTAGGAGAAAAGCTATTAGAAATTGTACACGATGATTATCCCGAGAGTCCAAGAGAATGGGATAATCTAGGCACCATGGCTATCTTCCATAGAAGATATGAATTTGGTGATGAAAATATTCCTTTCTCATCAGATGATTTTAATAGTTGGTCTGAGATGGAGCAACATATCTGGAACAAAGAAAAGGCTGGAGTATGCTTACCTATCTATATGTATGATCACAGTGGTATTACAATTAATACTACCGGGTTTAGTTGTCCTTGGGACTCAGGTCAAGTAGGATTTATTTATGTAACTAAGAAGAAATTAAAAGAAGAATATGGTAAAGTAAATGAAGAAACAATTTCAAGAGCAACAAAAGTTTTAGAAGGTGAAGTTGAAATAATGGATTTTTATATATCTGGAAATGTATATGGATTTAATCTATATAAAACATCTACATGTGATAAAGGTCACGAGCACAGAGAGTTAATAGATTCTTGCCACGGTTTCTATGGTGATGACTTTGAAGCAAATGGTTTGTTAGATCATTGTGATATAACAAATGATGAAAAAATGTTAGCATTAAGAGAGTTATAATAAAAAATTTTTTTATCTTTGCAAAACAACTCAATCCCCCTATTCAAATAATTTTAAAAATTAAACTTGATTAAAAAGTAAAGGGAATACTCACCTTATGTCTACAGAAAAAAAGAAGTCTTGGAAACAAGTTAAGGAATCTTATCAAGAGGCTCTTAACTACATGCAAGGTAGAAGAGATGGTACTATTACTAGTATCCTTACACCTTGGAAAAAATTTAATGATGCCATTGAAGATGGTATACCTTGGAACTCAACCACAGTTATTGCTGCTAGGCCAGGTACAGGTAAGACACTAATCAAAGATCAAATTGTAAGAAGCGCTTTTGAATTAAATCCCAATGTTAATTTTAGAGTATTAGAATTTCAATTTGAAATGGTAGGAAGAGTTACAGCTATGAGAAGCTTCTCATCCTATTTAGATAGGTCCTACAAATATTTGTGTAGTGCTGATGGAAAAATATCTCAATCAGATATTAGTCTATGCTATGACTATGCAAAGAAAATGATTAGCTACCCTATTGATTTAGTAGACGAACCTTGTACTGTTAATGAGTTTCGCCAAATCATCGCTGACTACATGGAATCATACTCTATTCAAAAGAAGAATGATGATGGAAGTTTCAGCAGACAATACACCAAAACAATTATCACTCTAGATCACTCACTGTTACTACGAAAAGCAAGCTTTGAAAAAGACAAACATGATACTCTATTCGCACTCGGAGAAGCAATCACAGCATTAAAAAGAAAGTATCCAATAGCTTTTGTCATACTAAGCCAACTCAATAGATCCATAGATTCACCAGAGAGAAATGAAAATGGTAAGTATGGTAACTATATTTTGGATTCCGATATCTATGGGGCTGATGCCTTACTACAACATGCAGATACTGTAGTAGGTGTTAATAGACCAGGTAAACAAAATATCAGTGAATATGGTCCAGAGAGATATCTAATAACAGACTTGGATGTATTAGTGTTTCACTTTCTCAAGGCTAGGAATGGTGATACTCGTATGAGTTTTATGAAGGCTGAGTTTAGTAAGATGAGAGTCTCAGAAATGGATACACCACCTTGTATGGAAAGAAAAATAAACACAAAGTAAAATGAGCGGATTAAACACAATCGTAACACCCGAAGACAAGCGGGAAAGGTTGAAGTCTTTAAGAGATTTTCACCAACAAACTTTTGCGGAAATGGGAATACCAGATGCCTATTTTATTCCTAAGTTGGCTTATAAACCACCGGGGAAATTAGAAAAGCATATTGGTTTATTTACCAGTGAGATATCTAAAGGTATGGATATTTACACGGAGCAAGCTTCTGCGGATCTTATACCAGAGGATCCAGATAGAACTCTTTATAAATGGAGATATAATCCTAACTATAAAGAGGAGTATGAAACACTAGAGAATAATGGTACTACTAGGTATATGATACCTGTATCAGAATTAATCCTAGTTAAATCTTATACACCAGAAGTATTGGAAGAAACAAAGTATAAACCTACTTTCTCTCCACCAAAAGATGTTTCAAACGGAATAGATTTACCCTTTTCTGATTTAACTATTAGAGATTTAGCAGCTATTTTGTTAAAGAAGCCTATCAGTAACAAGCTATGGTTGAATGATTTAATAACAAAATAATGGTAAACGAAGAAAAAAAGATCATGTTGCCTACTAAAAAGATAGAGGCACATACACAGAGTCCAGAAAATTTAATTATCTTTTCCAAGCCTAAAGTTGGTAAGACTAGTCTGTTTGCTCAATTAGATAATTGCTTAATACTAGATCTTGAAGGAGGTACTAAGTATGTAAGTGCAATGAAGATTGAAGCTAAAAGTGTAGAAGATATCAAAGAGATCGGAGAAGAAATAAAGAAAGCAGGTAAACCTTATCAGTATATTGCTGTAGATACAATCACAGCTTTAGAAGAGATGTGTATTCCATATGCTGAGATTATTTATTCTCGTACTTCTATGGGTAAGAACTGGTTTGCACAAAGCAAAGCTCAGTATGGTAGCATACTTAACTTACCTAACGGCGCAGGCTATCCTTATCTAAGAGAAGCTTTCACCAAGATTATAGAGTATATCAAGACATGGGCACCGAGAGTAATTCTTTGTGGTCATATTAAAGATATTCTTCTAGAAAAGAATGGTGCAGAGTTTACTTCTATGGATTTAGACTTAACAGGTAAACTAAAGAGGATAACAACTTCTCAATCAGATGCTATTGGCTACCTATATAGAAAGGGAACACAAAATATCTTAAGCTTTAAGACAAGTGATGAGGTATCTTGTGGTGCTAGACCAGAGCATTTGAGAAACAAAGAGATAGTTGTATCTGAAATGGTAGACGGAGAATTAAAAACTTATTGGGATAAAGTGTATATTGACTAACTAAACAAATAAATAATATGTTAAACACAAAAGACATCAAAACAGGAACAGGTGGGACACCTAAAGTATTACAACCAGGTAATCACAAAGTAACAATCAGAGCTATTGGATATGAAGATTTTAAATTTAAGCCAGGGGCTCTTCATATTGTTCTAAATCTAGAAGGTGAAGAACAAGACGGAGACTTCGAAGGCTTCTTTATAGACAAGAACAATGAATCTTTGGGTAGATACAAAGGTCAAGTTGGTAAAGTTAAAGCTAATGAGTATGCATATGCTGATGGTGTAACTAAAACAGGTATAGAAATTGGCAGAGATTCTGAGATATTAAAGTTTCTTAAGAATCTTTGTGTAGAAGTAGGCTGTGACAACTGGCTAATTGAACAGAATGGTAAGCATTCTACAATCCAATCTTTGATTGAGCAATTTAATAATGATGCTCCATTCAAAGACAAGTGGTTGAATACTTGTATTGCTGGTAAGGAATATCTTAACAAAGAAGGTTATACTAGTTATGATCTATTCTTTCCTAAGTATTCTAAGACTGGTATACCATTTGAATCTGCTGTTAAGAATAGTGGCAAGGTAGCTAAGTTTAATGAAAGAGATCATATCAAAAAGAAACCTGTAGAAAATGTTGCAGGGTTTGATGGAGACGGGGCAAGCTCTGGATCAAGTGTGAATAATGATTTCAAACTTTAGAATTATTTAATCTGTAAAATAAGGGAAGGCTATATGTCTTCCCTTTTATTTTTAACTATGTTAATAACTACATCAATAATATCAAAATTAAATGAGGTACCAAGAGAATGGGTATTTGAGTATTATCTAAAACTGGAAGAGAAGTTAACTGGTCAAGATTTAAAAATCAAATCTGTATTTAATCCTTTAGAAAAGAATCCTTCAATGTGTATATTCTATTCTCAAGTAGGTGGAGTATATAAGTTTAAAGATTTTTCTACTGATAAATCAGGTGACAGTGTATCTCTTGTACAAATGTTATTTAATTTATCTTCAAAGGGAGAAGCGGCGCATAAGATTATTCAAGATTATAATCAATGGTTGCTAGTAAGTAAAGATGATTATAATCTCAGAGAGTTTAAGATAAGAGCTAAATACAAGGTATCCCAATTCCTTACCAGGGGATGGAATAGTTTAGATAAAAACTATTGGTCTAAATATGGTATCGGTTCTAGAATCCTAGATAAGTATAGAGTAGTAGCCTTAGATCATTATCTAATGAGTAAAGAAGAAGATAATGAAACTAAGGAGCTAATGATTAAAGGTCAATATATCTATGGTTATTTTAGAAATGATGGAACACTGTATAAAATTTACCAGCCAAAGGTAAGCGACAACAAGTTTATTAAAGTTAAAGAGTATATACAAGGCACAGATCAACTGAGTTTCAATACAGATTATCTTGTAATATGTAGTTCTTTAAAGGATATGATGACTCTTATGTCTATGGGTATATCCAATGTAGAATGTATAGCACCAGATAGTGAAAACACTTTGATATCTGAGCATGTTATCCATTCCTACAAGGCTAGGTATAAGGGTATCTGTACACTCTTTGACAATGATGAACCGGGAATCAATGCTATGGCAAAATATAAATCTAAATATGGTTTGAATAGTGCACACTTACAACTAGAAAAAGATTTATCTGATGCAGTAGCAGCACACAAAATGGAAAAAGTAAGAGAAAAATTAATACTATTATTAAAACAAACATTACAATGAAAATAAAAGAAGTAAAAGCTTTTATGTCTCTAGATGGAAAGCTTTGGAATAATGAAGCAGATGCAATACATGCAAATATTTGGTATATTATTGATAAGAATATTGACCCAAATAATGAACAAGAAACTACTATATATGAGGATATTGAAAATTGGTTTAGGAATTATCCAGATGAAGTTAAATATATTTTGGATAATATTAGTCAAATATCTGATAAGAAATGAGCTGGATATACAAAGGTAGTCTATTCAAAGATGAACATATACCAAATGGAGCTGAAGGATTTGTTTATATTATGACAGCAATCATAGGTAATCAATCTATATCTTATATAGGTAAGAAGAACTTTTATTCTACTAGGAAAAAGAAGCTTAGTAAAAAGAAACTATCTACAGATAAGAGAAAGAAAAACTATGAGAAAGTAAGCAAACTAGGTTATCATGACTACTATAGTAGTAATGAGGTTCTTAAACAAGCTTATAGAAGTGGTGCTGTAATTAAGCGAGAGATACTTAGAATATGTTACAGTAAAAGTGAACTAACATATCAAGAAGTAAAGCATCAATTTTTATATGAGGTCTTGGAAAAAAAAGAATTTTTAAATGGTAATATTCTCGGAAGATTTTATAAAGGAAAAATATAATGACAACAAAAGAAGAATTTGCAAAAGCTTTATTTGATTTAAGGTCAAACAATATCAAAGCTATTAGAATAGACTACTCCGGCGGAGGAGATAGTGGAGCTATTGATGATATAACATTTATTGATACAGATGACTCTATAAGATCTATTTTACAAGATGATACTATCTCAGTAGTAGAAAATATATCATATAGAATGTTAGATGATATAGAAGACTGGTGGAATAATGATGGCGGCGATGGAACATTAATAATTAATGTTAATGATTTATCATATAATATAGAAAATAATATACGCTATACAGAACATCAGACTTATAATCATGATGGAGATGTATCTGAATATATAGAACAATAATGGCGCATCCATATGAGCATGCTAAATCCTCAGTAAAAAAATGGGGAGGCACAGAAGAAGATTATATTGATATACATAACTGGTTTGATGAAACTAAAGCATGGGTCGGCCACAGTAAACATAGAATGTTTCGCCACCACTCAGAGGGTATTTTTGAATCTGAAAAAATCTTTGGAACATATATAGTAAACTCTGCGGGTAAGCGGGTTTATGTTAGATATATAGGAGAACAACATGTTAGAGAAGATTGTAATGGATATATACCAACCGCTAAAGAGTGGATTGATAATATCAATAGTCCAAAAGAGTGGATGCTAAAAACAATTAAAATAGAAGACTAATGAGAAAGAAAAAACAAAGACTGGATTATGAAGAAGTATTAAAAATGTTAAACTCTAGTGATAAAGAGAGTTGTCTTTTGGGTATGGCTATTATTGATAGTGTAGACTTTAATCAAAACATAGTGTGTATTATGTTATTGTATAAGAACTCTACCTGTGAAAGAAAAGATTGGGAATCAGAGTTACCCCATATTGTGAAAAAGATAGTTAAGTTAAACGGAGATGA